ATATAGTGCTTGCCACTTCACATCATCTACTACCGTTGTAACCGCCGGTGTTGGTGTTAAACGGCGTGCGCGGACACTACAGCGACCTTGAAACGTGACCATATCCAGCGTTGCACCAACTGTCTGACGTGACTTTGCTGAACCCTTTAGGATGATCTGCTTCAGCATTGGATTGCCAATGGCTGCACCAGATTCATTAACCGGCGTTACTTCAACTTCAATCGTGACGTTTACAGCTCCCTGATTTCCACCTGAAGAAACTGTGTAAAGTCCATTTGTGGCCACAAAGTTACATAGCACCCGACTTCGTTCGACATTGTCCAGAATGAATGGACCAATCCACTTTTCACCTATTGAACTGATCTTTGGTGATAAAGCTGTTGTTTGTTGGTTACTTAACTCTTTAAGCTTTAACCAGTTGGAGTTTACCGCAGCCGGATTAGACAATGCCATACGGTCATCAGCTACCGATAGAACACTGTAAGTGCCGTTTAAATCATAAGTCTGGCCGTTAAACGTGAATGAGGCATTGGTGATTTCTACCCGGTCATTACTTACAAACTTAGTGGTTAAATCTGTGTTGTTTGCCGTTGCCCGAAGGATCTCGTTTGGATATGCAAAATGAAGGTAGTTCGTACCTTCTAAAGATTGTGTATCAGCAGGACGTAAAACTTGGCCATTAACAGAAGTTTGATGCTGAACCGTTAGTGGCGGCGTGGTAATTTCGGTACCAAGCGAGAAATATGGCTCACCAGAAACAATATCAACGCCTGGTCGAAAGACTTCTACCGATGCACCAGCAATATCGACAATGTTGGTTTCACCGTCATAAGCTCCATTAATTTTATAGTGACCACGACCAATACAACCGACAACATGCTCTACTTCGACATTGTTTTCATATACCTTGTAAGGCACAGTAATCAGATCAGGGGTATCGTGAGCGGCACCATAAATATCTGCGATACGACCATTTACGCGAGTTTTATTTTCACGGTTTGATAATTCGTTATTTGCAGACGAGGATTGATTGTTATTCTGGTTGGTTTGGGTAATTGAGGGCACAGGCATTAATAATGCAACAGCCACACCCATAACTATAGAAGCAACCGCTATCCAAGCTAGAGTTATGGGGTCTATACCCTTGGGATTCTCAATTACAATGAAAGTGCCTGGCAAGAAATCGAGCTGCTTTAATTCATATGCATTCTTCGGCGTGACTTCATTCGCAAATGAAATTTCCGCATGATCCATATTGCTTGTGGTATGAAAAATACGGACATGCTCAGGCATATGGTCATATTTTGAAGTAAGCCATTGACCCAAAGTTTCGGCGTGTTCAATGGTCTTGTTTTCAGATAAAGGATCCTGCTTATAAATAATCTTAATCATAGAAACTCACACGATTAAATCCAAATGCTTGAACGACTTGAATTGGCATCCATGAAACGCCTGATTCCTGCAAATGCAAAATACGCCCCAAACGAAAAAGCCCCACATGTGGGGGCTTGTTTCGGTATCTAGAGTGAAAGGCGACTATGCAGCCTTCCTTGGGCATGGGCAATGGATTTAGTAACTTCAATCTTGATGGCAGAAATACCTTCTCTTTGACGGGCTTCATAAAAAACTCAAGCGCCTCTCCTCGATCAATATCATATAGATCCATTGCAGCTTCATGCGCGAAGTGAACACAGTTGTAGTATTCCTCGTCATATTGCTTATCGAGCAAATGATCGTGACTCTTCATATAGCCCCCTTCAAACCACTAAAACGATCCAGTGCAAAGATATCTCCAGTCTTCGCAGTATTTAATCGTGGTGATTCAGCCTTGAATGTCACAGCTTTATGATTCATGGCAACACTGGAGAGTTGTAGACCTAATAGATAAAACATTGGTGTATTCAAGTTATCTGAACTATAAAGGCGGTAATTTACGGTCGGCTTTACATTAGAATATTGCCCCTCAATTACCCGTTCAAACTCATCCGGCAAAATATCACCAAGCCCAGATATTGAAACGGTCAAAGTCTGGTCCAGATCACCGAGCATTCCGGATCTTTGAATTGTCATTGGTAGGTATTCGTAAAATACTTGCCCCGCGCCTTCATTGTGCTGAACATACACCCCGCGATCATCATTACGGACCACCCGGTAAGTATTCATAAAAGAAGGGTGTGATAGTTCAATACATTCCAGTTGATAAACATCTACTTTTCGATTGAAAAAGAATTTGGCATATTCGTTATCCATTAGACCTCCCAATCTTTGATAAGTGCCTGATCAGCGATAAGGTTAGGCTGGTTTTGAACAACTTCGAGTTGTGCATTTACCCGGTAAAGGTTGCCATTCACCTCATTGGTCTTGAACGAGTTCGGAATGAAGTTACACAGGTATTGCTGACGTGTTCCCTGATCAATCACCAGATCCGCATAGAATGAGGCTGGCTTATTCTGGTAGATCCGCCAGAAAGCCATCATTCTATTGAAATCGGTTTTACTTAAATTCCAGTTCACATCAACAATGTGGCTGTTACGTTTTACATCGATGTAATAGCGACCACGACCGCCATCCATCTGCTGACGTTTCACATCATCACCTGGTGTTACGCCATAGCCGCTGGTCTGAGGATTTAGCTTTAACTTGTACATAACTTTCCTTCAGGTAATAAAAAACCACCCCGAAAGGTGGTTTTATTGATTAACGATTCCGTCTTGCTGTCGTATTCTCAGTCAAAGACCGACTAATAGTTGAGTTTGGATTACCAATTTGGTCACTTACAAGTTTCGGTACCTTTCTTGGAAGCTGCTTATCCAGTTCATCTGTAACAATGATCCGGACTGTTTGCTCATCCAGTTGTTCAGCTTCAACTGTTGCCCCACTCACCTGATTAATCACTTCAATTTTGAAATTGATTATCGGTGAAGCAGGCTCAATTGAAGGCATAATCTCAGCTTGAGGGCGTGAAGTACTTCCTAAAGTAAAATCCTGAACATCATCCAGATTTGAGCGATCCTGAACTAAACCATTGGATGAGAAGTAGACCTTGCCATCGTGGAATAAGTCAGAATTTGCCGAAGACGCCAACTTAGGTGTGTCTCTATTACCTTTATAGATAATCTGAGTATCTTGAACCGGTTGATTAAAGATGTCAGCTTGCTTTTGGCTTTCTATAAAGGCATTAGAACTCATCAATGCACGGCGCATGACACTATCTGCCGAGGCATTGTTATTGAGAAAAGCTTCAGGGTTTGCACTCTTACGCATTTTCTCAACTAAACCAACACCGCCCCAGCGTTTAATGTCTTCTTGGGACCAGACCACCTCTCCTTTATGGACAATACCTGCAGGTTCATATTTTCCACCAGATCCAGTGTAACCACCGTCAGCAAAGCCTTGATCTTTGATTGCCCGAATGTTTGCAATGATGCTTGCACCTTGTGCAATAGCACTTGCAATTAATGGGATATTTGCTGGAAAACCAACACTAGCCGCCTTTGCAATACTTTGCTGAATAGAAATACCAGCAGCTGCAATGGCATAAGCTTTATCAGCGGCGAACATGATTTTGTAGGCTTTAGATTGCTCTCCAAACATAGATCCGAACATCGAGGTTAATGATCCTGTCATTTGTTGACCATACATTAACTGTGTATTCAGTCGATCTTGTTGATACTTGGCCTCAATTTCCTGAGCACTCTTTGCGTAATCTGCATAAATTAGTTCTCGCTGTAATTGAGCAGCTTGAATGATTGCAGTTTTCTGGTTTTCGAAATCCTGTTGCTTAATGAGTCCTGCTTCCATTTGTGCATTTAGAGTATCTAAACCATTTTTTTCATCAAGATCAGTAGCAGCAAATTGACTATCTGCTAAATCATTTGCAGCATTTAAACGGCTAAATCGTTCCTGATCCTGTCTGAAGAACTCGCTGGTACCATTCATATCAGCCTGAATACCACCCCAGTTTTGAACAGCGTTATTCACCTTATCGCGAGTCTCTTTATCCTGATTGGCTTTAGAGAATGCGATTAGCTTTTGCCGCTCTTCTATAGAAAGCTTGGTATTCTTAAGAATTTCCTCCCGTTCGAGTCTGTAACGTTCCTGCATTGCTTGCGTTTCGGAAAGTAATGATAAGCGTGCCTGAAATAAACGCTGTTCCTGAGCTAGTTTTAATAACCCTAATTCTTGCTGTTTTTGCTGTTCCAGCAATTCAATGGCTTGCTTCTGCTCAGACTTACTTAATTCAATGTCATGAGCTGCATTGAACTTTTTACGGTTAAAGTTCTCTTCAAGTAACTGTTCCTCAGTTTTCTGGAATTCCTTGTAGTCTTCCAATTTCGTTCTAAGGGCTTGTTTGGCTATAGCAATATCATTATCGGCACGACGATTTATTTCCGCCTTGATTTCTGCAGTACGTTCCGGGCTAAAGTTTGCTTTATCAACATCCTCCAATCTTGCCTTTCTATTATTGTTAATCCGTCCGACTTCACTAGCTACCTCATTTTCAAGTGAACGTTGCAGATCCTGTTGACGTTCAAGTTGAGACTGAATGTCACCTGCTGCTTTATCACTTCCCTTACTCGCACCACCTTTCACCTTGCTCTGCATCTTTGGAGATTGATGAAGCAACTTAAGAGATACACCATCCTCAAAGAGCACTTCACTGACATAACCATGAACCGTACCGGGTTTGTCGGAGACTTTTTTATTTAAGTTAAGCCACCTGACCTAACGGGTTAATCTTATCATAGTACATTGCTTCAAACTCAAAAGGCGATACATAACCCAGTGCACTGTGTACACGCTTTTTATTGAACCAATCTACCCAGTTTAGTGTCGCAAG